ACAAGTTCAAGTTGTGTTTTAAGTTTTTGTTTTAATCTTTGCTCCTCTGCAAATTGTTCATCACACACAGGACCAATAGATTTTCTCCACCTAAAACCTAACACTTGTTGTTGGCTTTCATTACTTGTTCCTGTTTTATATTCTTGTTGTCTTACTTCTGAATAAGCTTCCCAACTCCCTTGGTCACATGAATTTGTGCCATCATTTAAATATTCATTACGTGCTTCGGCTGCTGTAATAAATAAAAAACTAACGATTAAGATCTTTAATATCGTACGCATGTTCCCTCACCTGATCTGCTAATTGTCTATATAAATTTTCTGCCATTTCCCATGTTGCTTCAGCTGCAGATAATCTTGTGGCTACGTCTGTTAAATCTTTTTCAGCTACTTCTAAGTCTCTTTGTAAGTTAATTAGTTTTTGTTTATTTGCTTCAATAGTGTCAGTAAGATTTAGTACATATCTAACTGATGTAAATGTCCCGGCAAGTATTGCAGCTACTACAGGCACAATAACAATATTCTTTTTAACCCATTCAAATCTAGATATTTTATTTTTTTTATTTGTTGCCGTTTTCATACTTTCTTTCCCTGTTTTGATCTTTTAATTTTTCTATATCGTATAAGACTTTTTCCATTTGTTTTGTTAAAAATTCTATATTTACTTTGTTTAATGCCATAGACTCTATGTGTTTGCTTAATTTATCGGTTGTCTTATAAAGATCCTCGATCATCATATATTGTTCCGAGTCTGCAGGGAGCGATCCTAGTTGTCCACGTGGCCATTTTATTCTAAACTCTGTATTTTCTTCAAGATCTTTTTCCATGATCTGTATACGAGTGTCTGCAACGTTAAGACGTTCTATAATCTGGAAATAGCCCATGGTGCCAAGTGCCACTATAATAATCAAAGAGGCAACCGTTTTCATTGGCATTTGTACGGATGCTTCTTCAGATATATCTAATGGTTTTTTAGACACAAATTATCCCCACAACCAATCAACTATTTTCTGCCAAAGTTTTTTTAACATTTTTTTCTCCTTTTTCTGTTTGTAGTATTATCCATGTTTTTGAATAATCAATCAATACCACTGAAAAGGTTATAAACCAGAGGTAACCCAAGGTCTTTTAGGTTGACCTATATAATCTCGCTTATCATATTTGTACTCAGCAAATTCACCGTTTTTATCTACGTAATGTAGAAAGAATTGACAAGCATAATCACCTGTAAATGCTTCCCTATAATGTTCAAATTTTCTACCTGTATATATAGCAGCATCTCCTTCATCCAAATCAATTTTTTGATCACCAATAAAAATAGGCCAATGTTCGTCTTGTTTTACATTTATCGTTACACTTATTTCACAGGATTTTACATCTGTATGTTTTTTTAAAACTGCACCATGTGTATAAATACGCCAAAATGAATATGTTGGCAATAATTCTAACCCTGTAATTTCTTCCATTTTTTTTTGTTTAGATAAAAGAAAGTGTTCAAACAGAGGATCAGAATAACAATATGTATCCTCCGTAGTTTTAATCATAGGATCAAAATTACTAACATTATGTATATGTTTAAGCCTACAATAAGTAAACAAAAGTTCCCTATCTTCTTTGGATATAAAATTTTTACAAATTGCAACTTTTTTATCTATAGAATCCATGAAACTACTACCAACCTTTCTCCATTTGTAACTGGCTTTGCTGCATGAGGATACAAGAAAGTTGAGGGCCAAACAATAGTTTTGCCGACTTCAGGTTTAACTACTAATATTGATTCTTCTTTATCAGGAGTATAAAATTCTAATTCTCCACCTTCATAATCATTATTTAAAAACATTATAAAACTTAAGGTTCTAGGTATATCAGCACAATGGTCAATGTGTGGTTTATAAAAATTTCCCTTACCATATTTTAAAACCGATATGTCCTGAACTTGACTTGCAATGCCTGGTTCGTAATGACCCCTTGTATTATAAACCCTTACACATTGCAAAATGTAATTATGCAAATAATTTGTCCAGTGTACAATAGATAAACTTTCATCTCTAAAACTCAAAGCACCAACTTTATTATTTCTTATAAAGTTGTCATTCTCACCCTCTAGATTACCTATAGTTCTCGCATCTTCAAATTTTAAATATTTATTAAATACTTGTATCATTGTAGAAATACAATCTACAGACATCGTACTTTTAAAAATTTTTATGTGTTTTTTTATATCAGTTTGTTCTGTCATTCGTATGTTTTATCTTCATCTCTTTTTTTTAATTCTTCCATTTCGTAGAACATTTTATCTGAATCTTCTGTAACCATGTTGTTATCCTCTGCATCCCAGTAAGTATTTTGCACTTTATAGTCAGGCCAAGAGTTATCAGTAGTATAGCTATTAATGTGCCACAAGCAACGATTATTAGGCTGAGCTGCAAAATTACCGTTATCAAGCTCCAATATATGTGCACACTTATGTTCTTGAGGTATTTCAGAATGTTCAACATCCAAGATATTAACATCTGGATGTGCCCAATCAATAGTAAATAAATATTTACCATGATAGAATTTTTTGTTTAATCCAAGGAATTTTCCTTTTACGCCATCCAACCAATCAAAACAAGTAACACTAGGCCAGTAACTAAAACTGTTCCACAATTCCAACTCGTGGACCTGCATATCAGGCACTTTGGTTCTATCATAAGATTTTTGGAAAAACGCTGAGATAGGCAATCTCCAATAACACGCACCGTTGGGTAACATGATATTAAATAAGAGAGCCCTTCCTGAGATAGACGTAAGACCAAAGATAACACAATCTTCGCTTTCTCCTTGATGTAATTTAAGATCATAAAGATATTCCTTTCTAACTTTACAATATATTGGTGGTAAATTTGCGTTTAGATATGCCATAATTTTTTAACATTTCCATCTACGCCTTGCTTGTCTTAATCTTGAGTTTGGATCTTTGGCAGCTTTAGGAAATTTTTTCATTTGTCCTGCACTTCTAGCACAAAAACTCTTTCTTCGCATTGCGGCTTTTGAACCTGGTTTTACCTTACCTGTGACTGCTGTTTTTAATTTGGAACCAGGATTTGCTCTCCTGTATGCAGCTACACCCGCAGCTGTCATTCCTGCACCTTTTTTTGTTGCTCTAAAATTTTTTTTATTCCGTGGAGGCATTACATCTCCTCCACGTTTAAAACTTAAAATTTCAGTACCATATAGTTTTTTAAGCATCAAAATATACAGTAACTGCATTACAGTTAACTTCCGAAAAACTAATAAAAGCACCTTGTTTATATAAAATTCCATCTTGTGGAATGTTAACTGTACTAATATCACCTTCAGTGGCTGTAGTTCTCAAAGTTAATTGAGTTGTTCCTGAAATACTTTCATCTTTAACTTCTACACTACCAATAGCACCACCTGATGCTACGTTAGCTTGTCTGACTCTTGTTCTTCCTGCAAAGATAGATCCAAAAACTTCAGCAGTCATCCCTAAAGACACGTTAGCTGCAGGTTGTGCACTAACTGTTGCTGAGGTAATTGTTAAAAAAGCAGCCGTCGTTCCAGAGGTCGTCGTAGCTGAACCTGGTAAATTTATTACTTCAGTAACAGCAGCACCTAGTTCATCTGTCCCAACAATAGTAACAGTTTTACTTCCGTCAGATGATCCTGAAGTCGTAGCTGTAATTTTTCTGGCTGTGTTTGTGCCAAAAGAAGTTTTTGCTAAAGTAAACGTACTTGTTGGTTGAGCAGCAGCGGCAACAAAAGTAGCAGAAGAAGCATTTGAATCAATAAAAGTTTTTGATTTTACATCACCCATATACATAGTTTTTTTCTCCTATATTTGTGGCTCCCGAAGGAGCCACTAATTAAATTTATTAGAACTGTTGTACGTTTATAATAAATCTCATGTTACCACTCGCTGATGCATTTACAGTGTTTGTAATTTGCAAGAAAATACTTCTCGCTGCACCAGAAACGTTTGCTGCTGGAGATGCTGCAGGTGATGCATCACTTCCAGTTGTGTTAAGTAAAGTTAAATTATAACCAGCTCCTGCAGGAACAGTAGTTCCGCCATCAAGAATTTCATCTGTAGCTGCAGCCACTAATTGTGCACCTCCAGTTGCAGTTCCAACTTTAAAACCAATGTCACCAGCTCCTGTTAAAGTTGGTGCAGAAGTACAAACAATATCAATTGAAGTAATAATAGAATTGTTTGGCTGAGAGAATTGTACCTCAGTTGTTCCAGCTGTTGCTGCTACGATTACGTCTGCAGTTCCTTGTCCAACAAGTTTTGTGCCTGTGTAAGCACCTGTTGAGTCAATTGCGAATACATTTGTGAATGCACCTGTAGTCGCGTTTTTCGTTGCTCCGATAAAACCGTTTTCCGATCTAACCGGTCCCGAAAATGTAGTATTTGCCATAATATTCTCCTTTGTATAGCTTTAGTTATGTCGTCTCTATACCGTCTGCCTAGTCAGTCGACATAATAATTATTTTTACTAG